CTAATGTATTCTAGTCAGTGTAACATAGCCTTTAAAGATCCTAGCCAGATCTTAATCCTACTTATCGCTTAGGATAGGTAGGTCCCTCGAAAGAGAAGAATTCCTTCAGTAAGAATTCGGGAGTTAGTTTCAATTTCATTTTGTGTGACTGGCACTTGGTGGGCACGTCCAAGCTCGTCTTTAGGCCCTAACGGGTTTCAACAGAAAGAGATAAATTGCACCTAAGCGCCTATGGCTTATAACGAATTTGCTTTACCGTCCTGTAGGGCTTCGGGTACTAGCGCTTTAACCGCAATTTCAGGTTTTGTAACTGAGAGGATTTCAAGCCTCGAAGTTATGTGTTTGCAGAGAGCAATTCTTTTCCTACTTTCACGAGTTAGGTCTATGGGTTATAACACCTTTAGACTAAAAAGATTCACTGCAATGGGCAGTCATCATGTAAGATTGTGCAGACTTTCTTGATCGACTATAAACCATAGAACGGCATACTAACCGATTAACAAGGATTAATGGGGGTTTGACGACTCCCGTGGTGTTGGTAAGCACCACAATTGTTTCAGCTCTAGCTATTGGAGCATTAGTTCGTCATTGGCTTCGACGAACTTATGTTCCTACCAGAATTGAGCTTGCTCCTGGGATGGATTCCATCTCCCTTAAGATAGGAGTGTTTTTGTATAATAGGAAGTACTTTCGAGTACTTAGACATTTGCGAGATGTGGCCGACCTTGGTGTAACAGGTTGGCTATCAATTTGGGTTGTAGACCCTTTGTACCTTAGTTTAAGAAATTATGTAAATTATAATGAAAATATGTATCATAGTTCGTTAGTGTTAGCTGTTGTAGAACAGATGCCAGGCGTACACGTGACTCCGCGCGCCCAACTAATTGTATCACAATTAGAGAATATTGTGACCTTTCTTAGGTTGATAGTGATACAAACATCTGGTTCTTTTGATGCGGTGGTTATTAAGACTGCCGCTGTGAAAATCCTATTTTCCAATATAAATCTTGGTAAACAGCTTAATAAAGCTCTTAAATATATTATGGGCTTGGCTAAGGATATTCACGATGCGCTCACTGGAATTAAAGCAGCCAGTGGCAATTATTTTGAGGAACGCATGCCTGAGGCTTTCTTTAAGACTGACCGTGGGCTAGCTAAAATTTTAACTTTTATAGCAAGCGTGCTGCTTATTATCTTTACGGGTAAGATGCCAGCTCCTGCTAGTGTAAGATACTTAGTTAGACATTATGTTCCCGATTTTAAATTTCACCCTACTGAAATGTATAGGGTGACTTACGGCTTTATTAGAACCATTTTAGATAATGGTTTGTTAACTGCTGTTGAAAATTTCTCCTTTTATAGCAATGGTGATGTTGCTGATTATATAAGGCGAACCGCAGCACTTATGACATCAGAGCGTAATTTCGGATCAGCTCATGACATCCAAGAGGTACTTCATGAAGCGGAAACTTTACACAAAGATGGCATAGATTTAGAGAAGTTGCTTGTTAAGTTCGATGTGAGAACGGGCTCCTACACTTCTCGAGCTTTTTATAGAGCTTTAGCTGATGTTACTGCTGAAGTATCTAAATTGCGGAAGGCTCTTAGTAGTATAGCCGTCCGCGAGACGCCCTTTAGCGTATTATTGGTGAGTACACCAAGTATAGGTAAATCCACCTTGGTGGCATTACTTAAAGATTTGTACTACAGGTGGTTTAATGAGAAAATACATCCATCTATGGGTACGTATGTTCTCGGTGCTAATGATAAGTTTTATAGTGGTCTCGAGAACCATGATTGGTGTTATGTTTTAGATGACGCTAACGCCATCACAACTGAGGCGGGAGGTGATCATAAGTTTAAGGATATTATTAGATTGGTGAATCCTATCCCTTATGCTACACCTCAGGGTGATTTACCCGACAAGGGTAATAAATTTGCAAACATCAAATTGCTCATTGCTACTAGCAATAGCAGAGAGATGGGAGCGCGTGAGGTTTATCGAGAGGCAGCTGCTATATTAAGGCGTTTTCCTTATGTAGTAGAGCCACGACTTAAACCACAATATAAGAGTGGTGGTAAACTTAGTTTACCACCTGGTCACAATGTTTTTCTCGATGAAGAGTCTAATGCCTGGGTTTTTGATATTTTCAGAACCGATATACAGGTAACTCAGCTTAACGATCGGGAGCATAGCGAAGTGATCTATACTCAAATAGTTGAGGGTGCTAATATGATGGAGTTTCAACGAGCGTTTTGCTCGCTCCTAGAAGAGCATAAATCCAAAGAAGGCGATATGATGAGAAGTGTCGCTGGTTTGGATACTGTACCTTTGTGCCGTGAGCACAAGTGTAAGAGCAATTTGTGTGGTTGTGACCCATATTTACACTCTAGTCATAGAGGTATAATAGCGCCATACTCAGATTTGCGTACTAGGGAGATTCATAATCATTCAGTTTTCCTGAGATGGTTTGGTTTAGGTGTGGCTTCAATCACAGCTTACCTTACTTACAGGGATTTCACAAACTGGCAGAAAGATGCGAAGAAAACCAAGGAGGCTTCTGGTGATCAAGTGTACAAGAAGCTCAATGGGGATCTACTATCCTCAGCTAGTAAAAGTGTATTAGAAGAGGATTTTAAAAATATCATCTCTAAGAACTGTTATGTAATAATGGTTTGGGGTGAAGGCGGCGAGAATAAGGCTACTAGTAATATAGCTATGCATCTTGGCAATGGTTACTTTATAACTGTTAAGCATGCACTGATCTCGGGCTTCACAACAGGCCGACTCATGGCATCTAATGGCTTGAGTCAATTTGTGGAAATTGAGCTTAATGATGGTACCATTTTTAAAGATGTACCAGATCGTGATCTCGTGACTTTCCATGTGCAAGGGAAATTTAGGAAAGGAATTAGACAATATATGATCAAGGATATCATACAGGGTCATTTTGATTCTAAGCTATATTTCCCTAAGAGAGCTAGATCTAAGCAACACACTGATACCAATGAGATCTTTATTTATAAAGATTGTCAGCATAATGTTGGTGAGATACAATATGTGGGTGATAGTGGTATGCTGAAATCTTTAGCAGGGCATGGTTTCTCAAACCAAGAAACACTTAAAGGTATGTGTGGTTTGCCCATGTATACCACCCTCAATGGTCATCCTACCATTGTAGGGTTTATCATTGCTTCGTCACCAGGAAAGGGTTATTTTGCGCCCATGACCCTTGGTGCTGTAGAAGATCTTGCTCCTGTAGGTTCTCTTAAATATGAAGTTGATGAGGATTTTGTTGAAGCAGCCTGTGAGATTTGTAATATTAGTTGTGAGAATCTTTATGAGTATTCAATGTTGCGATATCTTCCTAAGAATTCTATTTTTGATCCCATCTGTTCATTGAGCAAAAGTAAAAATAGATTGGAATCCAATGTGATGTTGAATAGTTATCTTAAGGACGTCTGCAGTCATTACTCTACAGAGTTTGTGGGAGAGGATGTTACTAAGACATATGGACCTCCCACTTTTAAATCCAGAGTCGTAGATGGTGAGCGCATTAGCCCAAGTAAGTATAATGTTGAGCTCATGACTAAACCCAAGAAGATATTTAAAGCAGAGCTTCTACAGAGAGCAATAGACGATTTCTTGGGTCCATTATTAGAGGTTGAGTATGATTTCCCTGACTCACCTCTCACTTATGGACAAGCAGTTAGAAATTGGAGATCACAACCTTCTTTGGATCTCTCAACGTCAGCTGGTTTTCCCTTCTACATGCAGAAGAGCCATCTTATTAAGGTTGATGGTGATAAAGTTGCAATGAAGTCTACACTGCATAATCTAATTAAGCTACTAGACGGAAAGTATAGAAATGGGAAGTGTGTCTCTTTCCCTTTCCAAAGCGCTTTAAAAGATGAAAGGATTTCCTTGCCTAAGGATACAAATGGACAACTTCGGTTATTCACTGGATCTGGGGCTCCTCTTACTGTAGTTATGAGAAAATATTTCC